TGGTTCGTGGGGAATAAAAAAGGGAAAACACCAAGATTTTCTGGCATTTCTTACAAGTGACGAAATCGAAGTCATCGGCAACATACACGAGGGGGAGAAAGAATGAAAAAAAGCAAAATAACTATAAGCACCCTTGATGCGGCGGGGCATGAACAAACAGTAACATATGAGGGTGAGTACGGAATTGGACTTATTGCGTGTGACGAAAAAGACGGCAATATACAAATTAGTGGCGGCACATTTGGGCAAGCCGATGTAATAAAAACCATTCGAATGGCTGTTTTGGCGTTGAAAAAACTTGGTGTAACGCAAGAACTTTGGCAGCAGTTCTGCGGGGAAGAAGAGGAGTGAGGGATGATCACGTTACCGGAAATTTGGGAAGGAATTTATTGGTTATCGAAGCTGTTGTTTATAAAGTTCCCAATATGGCTTTTTAAACGTGGGCGATGTTTCGTTTTTGGGCATAAGGAGTGGGGAAAAAAGGAAATATATCCACACATAGGGCAGTATGTGCGTGATAGGCACGAAAGGGAATTCATCAGGTGCAATTACTGCGGTTCGAAAAGATGGGTAGGAGAGTGGGAAAAGGTGTATCCAAAACCACCGTCACCTCCGCCTAAAAAGTGAAGCAGGCATGAAATGCTAGTGGGGAGGTTTTATATAGATGGATCGGGCAGTTTTCAGGTTTGTTGAACATTTGATTCGGGAGTATCCAGATATAAAAAAGATTTTAGAGGGTAATGAGCTGGATTTTGAGGTAATTTACAGAAATCATGATGACCGTGGTTGTGGTGTGAAAAACCCGACTGAAGCGAAGGCTTTGAGCCTTTTGTCAAATAAAGCTAAAGCAGAGCTTATAAAAACTAAAAAGGCGATTTATATTGTGACAAGCGAATTGCCGGAAGATAAATATAGGATGGTGGAGCTCTGCTACTGGAAGCGCCCGCGGTTATTGAGCAATGAGGGGATTGCGAGGGAGTTGAACATAAGTTTACCGACGTTTTACGAGTGGAAACGTGGATTTGTAAGGTCGGTGGGTGCTGAATTGGGGTTGTGCAATCCGTAAAACGATAAGGTGAGTTTGCCTATTGACTTTTGTCGACAAATTAGGTAAGGTTGTTTTGTCGACAAAAGGAGGTGTGATTTTGAGCGACAAAAAAATGGGTCGTCCAACAAATAATCCAAAGCCAATAAAGTTAACTGTTCGTGTTGATGATGAAGCCTTGATGGTTTTAGATAAGTATTGTGAGGTCAAAGGCATATCTCGTGCGGATGGTGTGCGGGCAGGAATTAAGAAGTTGAACGATGACATAAAAAAATAGAGTAGTTGCTCTCCAGTCAAAGAAATCAACTACTCTACAGCGCAACCCCAAAGAAGTTGCAAATTTATTATAGCACACTTCTTTGGGCAAAATGAGAGGTGTATTTTTTTATGAAAGAATTAACTAAAATTTTTAACTATGGCAATCAACAGGTACGGACGGTTTTTCAAGATGGCGACACTTGGTTTGTCGCAATTGATGCTTGTCGGGTATTGGGCATTAGGAACACAACGGATACCTTGTCCCGATTGGATTCAGATGAACTGACTAGATTCAATCTAGGGAGTCGTCATGGAACTGTAAATATTGTCAACGAGTTCGGATTATATAATTTGATTCTCGGTAGTCGCAAGCCCGAAGCCAAAAAATTCAAGCGTTGGGTCACTCATGAGGTTTTGCCTTCGATTCGCAAGACAGGGGCATATCAAATCGCAGAAGCACCCAAACCGAAGCCTAAAAATATGTGTGTAGATATTCCGAATAACGTAGAAATCCAAGAGGCGATTATAAATATTCAAAACAAAGCGACCTGTTTGTCAGGGGTCTTAACAGTTTATAACCGTTATATAGACCCAGAAGCCGAAAAAGGATATCTGAAAATGATTGAAAATATCGGCTCTGATATTTGGAGGTTGGCATGGGAGTTGAAGAATATAAAAATAAACCTTGTAGAGAAACCGTTGTAGGCAATAAAAAGCCGCTCTTTATGGGCGGTTTTTTTATGTGAATTTTAAGTCCATAGAAAGTCCATAGTTTTGAGGCTCAAAAACGAGTTATTATGGTAATGTGAATTTTTGCAAAGAAAAGTCATTCGCAATGCGGGTGGCTTTTTCTTTTGCTCGGATTGGAGTGGGCTGGATGTTTCCAAAGCGAAAGGTGGTTCGGTTGGAAGGGAAGGCATTGGCTGATTTGGTAAAACGGATTTATGAGCGTGACGGTGGTTGTTGTGTGCGGTGCGGGATGGGTGTACCAGAAGGCACGAAGCCACATCATGAACCATTCAAGAGCCAAGGCGGCCAGGATATTGAAGAAGATATGTTTTTGCTGTGTGGTGGTTGCCACCAGATGAGGCATATTAGTCCTGGTTATATGCAATCAATTAAAGAATTTTTGGTGAAGCGAAAGGTGGAATTATATGGAGCAAGAGCGGGAAATAGTGGAGATGTTGAAAGCGTGCGAGCCGAAAGACGAAATGACAATGACAGAGATGCGGGCGCTCAATGCCAAAATACCGAACGCAAAGTCGTTTCTAATCGAAGTAAAAAAGCGGCAGGAAAACAGCGTAAGCCAACTAAGGTTGGCGTTAAAAAGGTTTCGAGCGGAAAAACTGCTAGCACTCGGAGTATCAAAAGCAAAAGCAGACCCGATACTTGATACCGATCCAGATATCCAAGCACTTGAAGATAAGTACGAAGTGGAATCACTCTTTTTGTCTTGGCTCAGAGATGTCATTGGATTGCTAGAGGATTGGTCACTGCATATCCGCAAAGCCATCACTCTGGAAATGGAAGACATGCGCGGAATGAGGCGAGAATGACAAGAGTGGCCTTTTGGCTCGTTCGTGTGGGGTATGGGAAAAGGGTGGAAAGTCGATTCTGATATTGTTTTTGAATCCACAACGGGTCCTTCTGACCGCCTCCCGCCACAGGGGTCGGTCATCGCGCAATGAACGTGTCAGTGAAAAGTATTTTTTTTAATGCCGACTTTCCGAGTTGGCAGGGAGCGTGGAAATGACAAAAGCTAAGAAAATAGCGAATCCGTGGGAAACGGTTAGTGCGGCGAAAACGGCAGAATTCTTCGGGATTTCAGTGCGGACTCTTACGTCGTGGACTGCTAGGGATTGTCCAAAAAATTCCTACGGTAAATATAACCTTCAGGAGGTTATGAAATGGCGGGGCAGTGCTTCGACCTCTGAGAGCTCCGAGGCGAAGAAGGCAAAAGCCGAAGCCAAATACAGAGAGCACAAAGCGGAGTTGGCAGAGCTTCAAGTGGGAGAGAAAGCGGGAAATCTGATTTCAAAGGAAGAGGTGATTAACGAATGGGCATTGCGTGTGGCGAACGTGAAAACATCCTTGCTATTGTTGCCAAAAAAACTCGCCGGCCTTTTTCCAGATCCCCGGATGAGGCAGCAAGTTGAAGAAGTCGTCAAAGACGTCGTCCGAAATGCGCTCGACCAGTACGTCCGCAAAGGCGACTACACTCCAGACGAAAAAGATTTCCCGAAAATCGAAGCCCCAGCAAGCGAAAGCCCCGCTGGTTGATTGGACTGATTTTGAGCTAAATGCGTGGCGCCCACCGATTGAAATGAGTGTGTCCGAATGGGCTGATAAATTCAGAGTAATTGACCGTCGAATTTCGCCGGAGCCTGGACCATGGCGAACTTCTCGGGTGCCTTACACCAGGGAACCAATGGACGCTTTCACAGACCCGACAATTGAAAGGATTACCCTTGTTTGGGGTACTCAATCGGGAAAAACGTCGGTTATTGAAAATTGCTTGGCATATGCGATTACCGAAGACCCTGCACCGATGTTGGCGGTTTATCCGTCTGACGAATTGGCAAAACATATCAGTAAAAACCGTTTCGAGCCTATTCTAGAAAGCACTGAAAAGATTGCTGCCAAATGGGATCGTCGCCGGAGTAAGGAATTGGAAATCCAATTTTCTGATATGTACTTTGCATTGAGTGGCTCCAACAGTCCTGGTAATTTGGCCAGTCGCCCGATTCGCTATTTAGCGATGGACGAGACAGACAAATTCCCGTCAGCAAGCGGCATCGAAGCCAACCCGATTCAATTGGCCGAGGAACGGACTAAAAACTTTCTGGATCGGAAAATCTTGCTGACCTCGACCCCAACGGTCAAGTGGAAGCATATCTGGCGAGAGCTTGAAGGTGCTGATATTTTAAAAAGATTCTATGTTCCTTGCCCTCGTTGCGGTCATTATCAAACTTTGCGGTTTTCGTCGGAAGGAAATAAAAAAGGAGGAATTCGATGGGAAGGGGGTAGCGATGCAGACCCGAAACAAGTTCGGGAAACAGCCTGGTACTCCTGTGAAGCTTGTGACGGTGTCATCCAAAATCATGAAAAACATTGGATGCTGGCTGCGGGCGAGTGGCGCAATGAAAAAGAGGCACCACTTTATCTGGCACGGAGCATCGCATTTCATCTGAATTCCATTTATTCGCCCTGGGTAACCTTTGGCGATATGGCTTTTAAATTTCTGACGACGTTCAAAGAACCGGAAAAATTTCAAAACTTCATCAATTCATGGCTTGCGGAACCATGGGAAAACAAATCGGTGACTATGAAATCTGACATCATTCTGGAGCGTCAAGCGGATCACTGCTTTGGCGAGGTACCTGATGGTGCTGTATTTCTAACCATGGGGGTAGATGTCCAACTCGACCACTTCTATTGGTCGGTGCGGGCGTGGGGCGAGAAGATTACTAGTTGGGGTGTCGCTCATGGTCGATGTGATACTTGGTCGGAGCTTGAAGATTTGATGAGGCAAGTGTGGACTAGCCGTACTGGTGGTCAATATATCATCTACAAGGTTTGCATCGATTCAGGATACCGCACTGATGAAGTCTATGACTTTTGCACATCTAATCCAATAGCGATACCTACCAAGGGAGCATCGCACCCAATGACTTCCCCATATAGCATCGCTCGGATTGATAAAAACCTCGGCAAATACATGGGACTTCAACTGATTATCCACGATTCGAATTTCTGGAAAGACTTTATTTCTGGACGGATGCGCAAGGAAAATGGCCCTGGCTCATGGATGGTCTACCAATCGGACGACGAAAACATTCCTTTTCTCAGAATTTATGCCAATCAAATCTGCTCGGAGCAGAAAGTCCGAAAGAAAAACAGCAAAGGAGCGGTTGTCGAGGTGTGGGAAAAAATTGGAAGCCACGCAGACAACCACTATTTGGATACCGAAGTCAATGCTGCATTGGCGGCAGAACTTCTGGGGATTCGTTGGTACCGGAGCGAACCGGCACCGACTGCCCCAACAAAAAATGAGCCGACCCAAAAAAATAGCAACTGGGCAAGCGGCGGGAAAGGGTGGATTGGTTAAGTGAATCGGGAAGAATATTTGAAAGACCGACTTGAAAAAATCGGCAATGTCATCGCCAGAGTGGAGGAAGGTGGTCAAGAAGTGCAGTATAATGGGCGGAAAATTCGCATGGCAGACCTCAGTTTGCTGTACACCCAGCAAAAGAATCTTCAAGATGAGCTGGATTCCATCGTCGGCATCAATGGTCGCAATGGTCGGGTTGGGGTGCCAGTATGGGCAATGCGTTAAAGGTTCACTGGTTCGACCGAGCAGTCGGCGCAGTCTTACCGAAACTGGGATACAAGATGGCGCTGGCTCGTTGGCAATTTCGGCAATTCGTCAGAAATTATGATGCCGCTCGTCAGGACAATCTATGGATAAATTGGGTGGCGCAAAATCAGCCAGGGGAGCTTCAGGACGTCAAAGCCCGACCCATCATGATTGCCCGTTGCCGGGATTTAGAGCGAAATAGTGACACTGCCGGCGGTATTGCTTCGGCGATTCGCCGCAACGTAATCGGGAAAGGATTGCAGTTGCAGTCCCGAGTCCTGTTCCGGGACTACGGCGAAATGGATGAGACCAGCATTAAAAAAATCGAAGCATATTGGCGAAAATTCATCCGAAAGGAAAATTGCGAAGTCCAAGGCAAGCACAGCTTTCGGAAGATATGTGCCATGATTCAGGATCGACTTACTTTCGACGGCGAGGTTTTTTTCATCAAAATTTATGACGCCACTGGGGAGTTCCCGTTCAAGCTCCAGATGATGGAATATGACCAATTAGACATGAATCAATTTCAAAATGGGAATACCAAAAATCAAATTTATTCTGGTATCGAGGTCGACGAGCATGGTCGCCCAGTCGCTTACTGGTTTCGCCAGGTTGACCCGATGGGGATTCGTGAAATGCAGCCGATTCGGGTAGAAGCTGCCAGGGTGATTCATCTGGCAGAGATTACCCGCTCTAGTCAAATTCATGGTATCCCGCGGATTGCCAAGTCAGTTTCTCGAATTCGAGACATCGACTCCTACATCGAAGCGGAACGAATCAAGAGCCGCTTGGCAGCTTGCTTTGGCATGGTGATTGAAGCGGACAACTCTCGGATGACACCGGTTTTCAATTCGCCGACCAATTCGAGCTATGACGGAGTGGAAATCGCCCCAGGGATGGTTTCGCGGCTTAATCCGGGTGAAACCATTAAAGTCGTGGCGCCAAACATTACCACCTATGTAAATGACTTTACCCGGCTCAATGTACGGATGGCAGGGAGCGGTCAGGGATTCAGCTACGAGCAAGTTTCCCGGGATTATTCCCAGACCAATTACTCCAGCGCTCGTCAGGGCTTACTGGAAGACCAAAAAACCTTTGGGGTCATGCAGGAAGAAATCATCGAAGATTTTTGCGAGGTGATATTTAAAGCTGCGATTGAAGCGGGAGTGCTCTCGGGTGCGTTGGAGCTTCGGAACTTTTTTGAAAATCCCGACCGATATTACGAACACAAATGGATTCCACCGGGCTGGTCATGGATTGACCCGCAAAAAGAGATAAATGCGCATGCTTTAGGCATTGCTCTGGGGATTACCACCTTGGAAGAGGTTTGCGCCTCTTTGGGAAAAGACTGGGCTGAAGTACTGAGGCAACGTTCTCGAGAAGTGCAGGAAGCCCAACGACTGGGGTTGGTTCTTTCGACAGAGCCGCCGACGATACCAAAAGAAGGAGATGAGAAAAATGAAGAAGAGAAACAAAATCCTCAAGCGGAATAAGCACCCTACAGGTCAAAAGCTCGCTCGGCAAATTAATATCGGTGCTGTGGATGTTGAAAATCGCACCGCCGAGATTGCTTGGGCGAGCGAATTCAGGGTTGAACGCTGGTTCGGCTCTGAGATTTTGAAGTGTGACGCCGATAGCGTTCAGCTTCAGCGGCTTCAAGATATGGGAGTCCTGCTCTTCAACCATGACATGGACCGCCCAATCGGCAAGATTCTCGATCCTCGCATTGATGCAGACAGAATTTGCCGGGCGACGATTCAATTTGACGAAGACCCGGATTCCGATATTATTTTTCAAAAAGTCGTCAATGGCTCTCTCAAAGCGATTTCTACTGGTTATCTGGTAAATCGTTGGGAGGAAATTGCCGACGGTACCACATCCAGCGACGGACGATTTCAAGGCCCCGCTTCGGTGGCAACATCGTGGGAACCTTACGAAATTAGCGTCGTATCTGTACCGGCTGACCCATCAGTGGGGATTGGTCGGTCCTTAAAAATAGAGGGGGAAAAGAAAGTGAAATACAAAACAAGACATGCCAGAAAACTGCAACGATTGAGCCAAAGATTTGCCAGGGCTATCAAAAGAAAAAGTGACGAAGGCATTCGTAGTGTCGCCGATGATATTGAAGCACTCATTGACGATGTGGAGCAGGAGCTCGAAGGAACTACCGCTGAAGAACTTGCGGAAGTTAAGACCGAAATCGCTGCGGTAGTTGCCGAAGTGGAAGCCATTGCCGAAGAAGCAATTGAAAATGCTGAGACTGCTGAAGCTGTAGTTGAAGCCGCTCAAGAGGTGCTTGATATCGTCGAAGGCGCTGAACCAATTGATGGCGGTACTGGCGGCGAAGGCAATGACGGTGGAGCTCGTTCCGGCGGGGCAGCAGGCGCAGCCCCTAACGCACAACCACAACAACCAATGTCAACATCACGAACCGACGGAGTCTCTCGGCGGCAGTTACGGGAAAGATTGCTTCTTTGCCGTAATTTTGGACTAGACCCGCTTCTTGCGGAAACCCAGACAGCGGATCAACTCCGTAAACTCATTCTTGACGAAAGAAGCAAAGGAGGCGCGCCGGTGGGAAATCAGCCTAGTGTTGAAGTACAAAAAGAACAAAGTGATAAATTTATCCGGTCAGCCGAAGCGGCGCTGCTACTTCGAGCTGGCAAAACGGTTTCCAAAGAAGACCAGGAAATGGTCGGCCATTTGCGGGGGATGTCAATATTGGAAATCGGTCGCGAACATCTCCGACTGGTTGAAAACGCCAATCCGACCACAAAAGACGAGCTGGTTCGGGCATTGATGGCTAATGCTTCATCTACCGGATTTGCTCACGTTTTGGCGAATGTCGCTCAAAATCAGTTGATGGCAGGGTATGAAGTTGCCCCGACCACCTACCAACTACTTAGCCGCAAGGGGTCGCTCAAGGATTACAAACCAGCGAAGCGGTCTCGTCTCAACAATTTCGGTATCCTGCCCCGAGTGCCGGAAGGTGCCGAGTACGAACAGGCGATTCTTTCCGATGTAGGCGCCGAAATCACTCTGGGCAAATATGGGAATACCTTTGCGATTACGAGGGAAACTCTCATCAATGACGACCTCGGCGCTTTTACAGACATTCCCTACAAAATGGGCTTGGCTTCAAGATTTACGATTGAATACGCTTTCTATAATTTACTCCTGAATGGCAAAGCACCGGACGGAACGCCCCTATTCAGCGCCAGCCACAACAACCTGACCTCACCGGGCAGCGGCATCACAGTCGAAAGCCTCAGCGCTTTGATTGCCAAGATGCGCCGCCAGACCGACCTTCCGACCACCGAAGGAGAGCAGGGCTATCCGATTATCATTGACCCGAAATTCCTCTTGGTACCGTCGGAGCTTGAGACCGCGGCGCTCCAATTGATTGCCAGCACCGTCGACCCGAGCAAACAAAACGACGTAATGAATCCATTCCAAAACCGCCTAGAGGTTATTCAAACGCCGTACTTGAGTGACAAAAAAGCCTGGTACGCTTTGGCGAATCCGCAAATCTCCGATACCATCGAGATTGCTTATTTGGATGGCAACGAAGCGCCCTTCATGGAAGAGGTCGAGGTCTCTAAAAATGACACCCGCCAATATAAAGTTCGCTTGGAATTTGGTGCATCGATCCTGGATTACAAAGCAATGGCGAAGAATGTAGGGCAATAGCCTTACATTCCGCCAGAAATAAGGAGGAAGAGAAATGGGAGTATCTGCAATTAAACAAGTAAATGAGGGGCTTACCCTCAACATGGTGGCAACCGCCGATATTTCGCACAATGAAATTGTGGTTATTGGGGCTCGCATTGGTGTAGCCGCTACGGCAGCCACGACCGGTCAAACTGTGGGAATTCACTTAGAAGGGGTCTTCATTATTCCTGCCGAGCAAGGCACACCCTTCGCAGTCGGCGAGGACCTTTACTGGGACACTACCAACAATTGCCTGACCAAAACAGCGGGATCGGTAAAAGCCGGTTTCTGTACCCTGGAAAAAGCAGCAAGTGACAGCACTGCTTGGGTAAAAATTAACGGATAGGAGTAGTCTTATGAAAGAAATTCAAATGATTGCCGCCTTTGGCTTTTATAAGCCAGGCGAAGTCTATCTGGTCAGTGACCAATCTGCCGAAAATTTGATAAATAAGGGACTTGCTCAACCGACGGTTGATAAAAAAGCCCCATCTATTCGTCCTTTCGCCAAGGTCTACAATACTAAAGTGAGTCAAATGGTCGGGGATGTACTGCGTATGAACTTGGGAAAAATGGGATTACCCGCCGATGGCAAAGTGGACGACTTGAAAAAACGACTTTTGGACGATTTCAAGGAAAACGGCATTGATTTGGCGTTATTTAGTGATGATGAAATCCTAGAATTTGCCGAAAAAATGGGAATTGAGGCTCTTGATGGCCTGGTAAGGGAAGAAATCGAAGCGGCGATTTTCGAAAACGACCCGGACTTAAGGGCGAAAGCTTCTGCTACACCGGAATCATGAGCCAATTAAGAAGAACTTTAGCGGAAAATACCGTGACTTTCTTCGATTGCTTCGGCGAAGATGCGACCTACAAAGGCAAGCCCATTCAGGTAATCCCTGAGATTGGAGCTTCTTGGAATAAAGGCTTGCCGTCGTCATCGCCGGGCTCGGCAGCTACGGCGAAAATGTCTGTAAAAAGTGAGGATATCCCCGACCCTGCGGTCGGGGACCTCATTGTTTACGAAGGGAAAACATGGCGAGTAGTGCGGGTAATTTTTACGGATGAAAATATCCATGAATTAGAGTGCTCTGGCAACGAGAGCAGTCTATATAGGCGGTGAGGAAATGGCGAAACCGAAAAGCAGAGTCTATAGACTTGTAGCAAACAGTGTTGTGGCAGTGGAGTTCAATGTTGAAGACCTCGCAACACCTCTTATTGCGAAGACTCGGCTTAAATATCCTGAAAGAATTGGCTGGGCAATTGCTTCGACTGGGTGGGAGGTTTCAAAAGAAATAAAAAAAGGGATGAGGAAAAAAGCACCGGGCGGTCAAGCTTGGGCGACCTTTATGCCTTTGAGAAAGAGAAAGAAGCTGGATGAAGATGCTACTTCAAAGCCGTGGGGAAGGCTTCTCAATGCAGTAGGATATGTTCGGTCTGCGGATAAGAAGGGCGTGATGATTGGTTGGACAGATTCAGCAAACATTCATATGGCTTCTAAGTTGGAGCGCGGCTTCCGTATTCACGTCACCGAGAAGTTACGCCGGAAGTACGCGGCGGCGGGGATGGTTCTCAAGGAGAGTACTCGGGAAATTGTGGTTCCAAAAAGGCCGCTGTTTGAGCCTATGAAAAAACACATAGAACCGATGATTGTACCCCACATGGAGAAAAAATTACGAGAATATGAGGCGAACGGAGGCAAAAAGACATGATTTTCACAATTGACCCGGGAAAAATCGCCGAATTTTTGCGGAAGCAAATCCGGGAATCCGAGGATATCCGGCAATATTGTATGGAAACCTATGGCAAAGAACTGACTGTGATGGGCATTTACAACGAATTAAATCCGCCGACTGCGGCAGATTCGCCGCTGCTGACGTTGTTGCCTCTGGGTAAAAACGAAGGGCAAGGCATGGCGACCTACGATTATGATTTCGTCGGGATTCTCCAAACCACCCCGATTGAAATGGCGCAAGGAGAAGCGCAATTGACTGAATTGATTCAATTAATTCAAAAGACAATTTTTTATTCTAGAGAAGATCGCCCACTATCGTCCTTTAGTGTTGGCTTTGATTTAGTCGGCGCTCATCCGATGGCGGTTGGATATATTGACTTTACTTACAGCCTGACACCGACTTTGGGTGTCGAATTTGAATTTTAAAAGGAGGACGAAAAATGGCACAAGCAAAAGGCTCACGAGGTAGAACGATGATGGCGTTTTCTGCCGATTCTTGTAATGACCCGATTTTTTATTCCGGGGATTTCCAAAACTTGCCTTTCAATACCAATGGGCTGGTCAGCACTCAAAATCAAAACGATTCGACTGTAATCAGACCCAACCGCAATGCGGCAATGCCTTTTCGAGGTAATATAGAAGCCGCCGGCGATATCACAGTTCCGATGGATCAGCGTAATTTTGGCTTTTGGCTTCGCACCATGTTTGGATCGCCGACGACCACAACCCTGAATCAACCGACGACCCTCTATGGAGGGCGAGGCGTTTCAATTCACTTTGGCAATTGGCGCCGAATCAACGCGGGGGCTTTAAATATCCGAGTTGATGACAATGAAGCGAAGACAATCAGTGGCCTGGATTTCTCAGGAGTGACCACTTATAACGATATCGCTGGGGTGCTGCAAACCGCAATTCAAGCGGAGTACCCGGATATTTTAGTTGCCTGGGATATGACTTTCCAGAGGTTCCAAATTCAATCGCTATCGGCGACGAAAATTCATCCCTTTACCATGGGTACCGGAAGCACTCAACCATTGGTCACAATGCTGAAGCTTTCGGCGGTGGAAGGGGCGATTTCTCGCTTGGCAGAAACTTTGTATCGCCATGAATTCAAAGTGCCCGAGGAACAGCCTTACTATAATATCGAGAAAGGCTTTACTGATATCGGGTCCTATCATCTTTTTACTGGTTGCAAGACCCAAAATCTTTCTTTTACTGCTCAAGGAGACGGAGAATTGACTGCCTCAATTACCGTAATGGGTTCTAAGGAAGTGCTACAGGAGAGCTCGTTTGACTCGACACCGGTGGCAGCATTGAAAGAGGATAATTTTAACAATTTCCAAGCCTTCATTACTAAAGATGGCGAAATCCTCGGCAATAGTACCCAGGCAAATCTGGCAATTGATTTTGACCTAGACGGCGATACCTTCACACTGTCCTCAATGGGCTATCGCACAGGAATCAATGAGGGAATCGTCAAGCCCAGCGGCAATCTAGTGATGTTCTTTGAAAATCAAAAGATGCTTGCCCAGGCGATTGAAGGGACTCCTTCAATGCTTGTGATTTCTTTTGCCAATGGCCCCAGCTCTTTGAGCTTTGAAATGGGCGAGGTGCAATTTGACCGCACATCTCCGGCGATTGAAGGTCCTGCGGGAGTCCGGGTTGATGTGGGATATCGGGCTTATTTGAATGAAAATCCCGACGGTACTGCAATCAAAGCGGTCTTGATTAACGATGTATCGAGTTATTAAGGAGGAAAGCAAATGGAAGATAAAAAACAGGAACAACCTAAAAAGCGGATTTGGAAAATCAAGCCTCGCTCTTTGACTCACCGGGAATTTAGAGCCCAGTATGACCGAAAGTTTTCCTATGAGCACGTGGTAGGACTTATGGACGAAGGAAAAACAGTCGAAGCAACCGAGATGGGGATGGCTCGGTTAGATTATTTTATCGATGAAATTTACAAGGAACCAGCAATGCGGGATTGGCCTCAGCATGAGTTGGCCGCTTTTATTCAACATACAGTCCATATCTCCATCGGTTTAGAGGAAGAGGACGAAGAAATAAAAAACTGATTGCCGTCCGCCATTGTTCCTTAAAAAATGCGAAATATTGCCGAGATTGTAAGGAACTTCAAAAGCGGACGGTGGCTAAAAATTGTCGGGAGTGTGAATTTTATCCGCCGGAATTACTGACGGAAAACGTACCCTTTTGGCTGTTCTTTAAAGAGATTTGTACCTATGTGAAGCGGGGCGGCTTTGGAGAAATTCAAAGTTACGACTGGGGTACGATTAAAGCAATCGCTGATTTGATGGGCATGGAGCTTACACCGAGGGATTTTAAAAAGCTGAAGCGGCTGGAATGGGTAGACCTTGAATATTACAGTAAACAAGCGGCGAAGGAGTGAGTGATTTGGCAGGAAAAAAAGAAGTAAATATTACGATATCTGCGGATGATAAGACTGCCAGAGGCTTTCGAAGTGCCGAGAAGGGAATCGGCGGCTTAGATGCGAAACTAGGTCGCCTCGCATATCGCTATAGTGGTCTAATTGGCGTTCTCGGAGGCACTGCCGCTTTTATAAATGTGATTAATTCGACAAAGAAATGGTCGGGAGAAGTGGAAAAACTGACCCAGATGACCGGAATGTCGGCGGAATCAGCCAGTAAAATGCTTTACACGACCAAGGCAATGGGTGTGCAGTTTGGTGATGTAGCCTCCGCTACAAAAGATTTGTCGAAAAAGGTATCCGAAGCCAAGCGCTCGATCGACCAGGCATCGGCGTCAGGGAAGACCTCGACCGATGTATTTACTCGGTATGGCATAAAAATCACCGATACCGGTGGCAAACTTCGAGATTATGACACCATCATGAAAGATGTGACGGCGACCTATCAATCCCTCAATGATGGAATGGAAAAGAATGCTTTTTCTGATGCAGTATTCGGCGGTAGCGGCGAAAAAATGCGGGAATATCTCAATCTGACAAGTGACCAACTCGAACAATATGCAGCGAAAGCCGAACGAGCGGGGCTGGTAACGAGAGAAGGGCTGCTGAAAGATTCGAAAGAATTAGAGCAAGCCACTAGGGAGCTAGAATTATCTCTGACTGGTTTAAAAGTCCAATTGGGTGCAGGGCTGGTTCCAATGCTCAAAAAAACTGCGGAATATTCGAGCTCGGTTTTGGGCTACATCAGGAGCTTGCCAGAACCGGTTAAAGACACAACCATGGCCATGGCAGGATTGACCGGTGGTATGTTAGCGCTTGGGTCTGCTTGGCGAACACTAATCGCTTTGGGTAATCCATTATTAGGAACGCTGGCAGCGATTAGCGCGGGAATTGGTTTGTATAATTCGTTGCATGAGGCATCAGAAAAAAAGCAATTTGGCAATAAAGTGACTTGGTATGATGGGGCTGAAATTTTTCAAGACCCGAAATACATTACTTCTCAAAACCCTGAGGGATATGCGAAGAAGCAGCTCGTCATACCGAAGGAAGCGACCTATGCAACGGATTTGCATGGGAACATTACCACCGAAGTGGTCCAACCAACCGTCGGTGCCAAAGTGGTTCAACCTACTTTAGGGGAGTTAGAGCAAATACGTTCACAAAGTCCGCAGGAAAAAGCCCGAAGAGAGCAAGAAGCGAGACTGCGGGAAGCGGAATCCATCATGGCTAATGCCGGTATGGGCGGCGGTGGTTTGGGTGGAAAAAGTGCCATCGATGCGGCAAGGGAATTGCAGAAAGCTCTTCACGATATCAACAAAGGAATCGCTGCCGAGACCGGTTCTATTTTCGAGTCTTCCCAGTCGGCAGTCAAGGATCAACTTGAAAAATTAAAGCTAGAAATCCAATCGGCGAAAGAGCAGGGATTGGATACCACCGAAGCCCAAGCGAAATATCAGGAATACGAAGCCATTATGACCGAAAAGCTTCAGCGGGAACAGCGGGAGCGCAAAGCACGTTTTACGGCGGAAATGCTCGGGATGGATGCGGAATATTTTGGCGACCGCAAAAAGCTGATTGAGGCAGATTATCTGGCAGCGATGGCGGGTCTTGAAAAAGAAAAGCTTGAGAAATATCGTCAGGTCGGCGACAAGGAACAAGCAGACCTCTGGTATTCGGCGCGAGTTCGGGAAATTGAAAAGAAAAGGCAAGCTGATTTGGCTGCCGAAAGTCGAACCGAATCAGAGCGTAATTTGACCCGCATTGGTTTATTGGGGGAACTGGAAAATAAAACCCAAGGGGAAATTTTACGAATCAAGCGCCAGGGTCTGGAAAATCATATCGCTCTCTTGAAAGAGCAGCTGAGGCAAGAACATCTGACCGCCGATGAGCGACTTCGGATTGAGCAGGAATTGGCGAATAATATTCGCTCCCTTCGAGAAAATCAAGGGCATGACCCCTCTATGGCATTTGCAGAAGGGTTACGGCGAATCAAAGACCAAACCCATGATTATGCCGCTGATGTGGTCAATACCTACAATTCTATTTTCGGAAGTTTTGAAGAAAATATTGCGTCAGCGATTGACGGAAGCAAGAGTTTTTCGGCCGCTATGAAGGATATGGCTGATAGTGTAATTAAGGATATGATTCGGATGTATGTGAGGATGCTGATGAACATGGCCTTAGCTAAAATGTTTGGTGGTAGTTTTGGTGGAGCGGGGTCTTCCAATCTCTCCCCAGGAGCTAGTGCCGGAAATGCACTCGCCGCACTCGGACGCTCCCTCCCCGGTTTTGCTTCCGGTGGGGTACCACCGAAAAATAATTGGTTCATGGTCGGTGAGGAAGGGCCAGAGATTCTGCAAGTAGGGTCTGCCAGTCGGGTCTATAGCAACCAGGACAGCCGCTCTCTTTTAAACGGTACTGGTAATAGCGTCGGACCTATTGAAATTCGAGTAATTAACCAAACAAGCCAAGAGGCTTCAGTGACCCGCCAAGAAGCGAATTTTGATGGCGCGAAAATGGTTGTCACTATGTGGATGGAAGGGATGCAACGCAACGTCTGTGGTGTCCGCGATATGGTTTCTACGATAGGAGGTGCGAGATGATTTTCTTTCCTGACCTTCCCGACCCTTCTTACCCTTGCGAAGAAGAACTTCAGGAAAATGTCTTGCGAAGTGAAACCGAAAACGGCTATGTGGTTACTCGGGTTAAATTTACCCGGCAGCGTCAAAAATTTCCTCGGGTTCACTGGCGCACCATGGTCAAAGAAGATTGGCTGGAGTTGCTCGATTTTTACAAAAACACCACTGCCAGCGGTTCTTTAATGTTCTCGTGGATTCACCCACTGACTGAGGTTATATATACTGTCCGTTTTACAGAGCCGCCTAAGGCAACTTTGGTAGAAGCGAACTATTATCAAGTTTCAATTAGCCTGGAGGAAGTGTGATGATTCGATTAGATCAGGCGGTTATTGCTGAAAAAAATAAATTAGCCTCCGACTCGGCAGAGCTTCTTTTGTTGGAAATTAATATCCCGGGGCTGGACGAACCTATTCGAATTGTCATCAATACTGAGGCGGTGGAATGGAGCGGGCGAACATGGACGTATTTTCCTGTTGAAATCGGCGATATTACTGAGGACAGCAAAGGAGAGCAACCGAGTATTTCACTTAAAATCAACAATACTGACAGAACAATTCATGGCTATGCCGAAAGTTCTCAGGGCGGTGTGGGCGGTACTTGTACCATTTATGTGGTCAATTCCAAACACTTGAACGTGCTAGAACCGCTTTTCCAAGAGGAATTTGCCATCACAAAATCAGTTTTTGACCAAAGCTGGGGCACTTTCACTTTAGGCACATCTTACCCACTCAGCGCTCGACGTCCATTGCGGCGGTTTTTAAAAAATCATTGCCCTTTTGAATACGGCGATATCGAATGTGGTGTATCCCATGCGGTAGTGGCTCAATATCCAAAGTGTGACCGTACTCTCAATGCTTGTCGAATTCGTGGTAATTCCGTTCGATTTGGCGGCGAACCTGCAATTCCCGGAGGTTTTTATGCATAAAAATTTAATTGGAATCCCTTTTGCGGATGGTGGGCGAGATATTAGAACTGGATTTGATTGCTACGGATTGGCGATAGAGGTGTACCGTCGTATGGGGATAGAATTGCCAGAATATTATTCGCCGGCTTTTGATTCTGAACGGATTTCTGGGACGATTGACGAGGCGAAGTCAATGCCGACATGGGAATTGATAGACAAAGGAGAGTTGACTGCACCTGCGCTAGTAATTATTAAACTCAACTCCCCTTTGTGCAATCATGTAGGAGTTTATATCGGTAACGGTCTTTTTATCCACTGCCGGAATCCCATTGGGGTAAACATCGACCGCATAAATAGTCCAGCATGGCGACATCGGATTGATGGATTTGTAAAGCTGAAGGAGGGAAACGATGAAAACCGATAAAATTTCCCTTGTGTCTATGCCGAATCGATGGCGACCTTCGACGAAAAGCTTCCAATACTTAGAGCACAGTACAGATGATTCGTTGAAATCATATATCGAAAAATCAGTAATTTATGATTCAGATGAAAAATATTTGGTTGTACTGAATGGCAGAGTAGTTGGTGAAGAGGATTTTGAGATTATTTCGGTGGAGCCTGGGGCGATTATCAATATTTCTCCACTGGTCGCCGGTGGCGGTGGTGGCGGCAAAAATGTACTTACTTTGGTAGCGAGCTTGGCTCTGGCTTATGTATCTTTTGGGGTCGGCGGCCTGGCTTCGGGTAAGGCATGGGGAGCCGCTGCGGCGGCTTGGACGACCACCGGTACCATTGCGGCTGCTGCGACGATGTTTATTGGCGGTATGCTAATCAATCGCTTGACTCCGACTCCTAAAATTGACCGAGGCGGTAATGATGGGCAGAGTCAAACTTATGCATGGGGGCAACTTCAACCGCTTCAGGGGCAAGGGAATTCTGTTGGCATTACTTTTGGACACGTTCGGGCGGCAACTCAAATTCTTGCTCAATATGTTAGCGTCCAAGGAGACAAGCAATACCTCAATATTTTACTTTGTGCTGGTGAGGGCCCATTGGATTCCATTGAGGATATAAAAATAAACGACAATCCCCTCAGCAACTATAAGGATGTGGAACTAGAAATTCGCTTGGGTACAAATATCCAGTCGGTAATTCCTTTTTTTGGGGATACCTACGCAGATATGAATTTGAGTTATGACTTAAATACTATAGGTGAGTGGCGGACTCAGCAAATGGGCACTAATACCACTCAGGGCATTGAAATTCAGGTGGAATTACCGTCCGGACTTGCTCACATGAATGCAGAGGGCAAGAATCAATCAGCATGGGTTCGAATCAGCGCTCAATATCGAATTCTTGGCGGCGATTGGGTAGATTGGTTAAACAATCACCAAATTACGGCGAACCAAACGACACCATTACGGCGGGTTTTTCGGGTAGATAACGTAGAAATCGGTCAATATGAAGTTCGGGCCATGTGCTCGGCCAAATCTGGTACCAGTGCCACAAGGGATATTAATATGCTTCGCTGGATTCAATTATCGAGTGTATTTTATGACGACTTCCAACGCCCAAATAAAGCTCTAGTCGGAATTCGGGCCTTGGCAACCGACCAACTCTCTGGCGGGATGCCAAGCATTACTTATGAGCAAAAGCGAATGACAGTGTGGGTATTTAATGATGTTTTGGGGATTTACGAAGAAAAAGCGGCTGATAATCCTGCTTGGGCTTGTTATGACTTAATTCATTATTGCCGACGGCTTCAGCATCCTCTAACTTATCAATGGCAATTTAAAGTTTTTGGCGCATCTCGTTCAAAAATGATTTACGAGGATTTCAAAATCTGGGCGGACTGGTGCGATGAAATGGATCTGAAAGTTGACCTTTTTATTGAAACTCAAGGGCAACTTTATAGTAAACTCCAAGACTTGTCGATTTGCGGGCGAGGTATGGTCATTCAGCGGGGTATGAAATTCGGGTGTATTTGCGACAAGCCCAGTGACCCTGTACAACTTTTCACAATGGGGAACATCGTCAGTGGCAGTTTTACCGAATCTTTTCTGGATTTGCCGGAGCGAGCTAATGAGGTGGAAATAAGTTTCAATAATCGAGATAAAAATTGGGAAAAAGACATCATCCCGGTTTATGGTGCTAGTTGGGATAATGATGAACTCATTAAAAACCCGACCGCTATTACTATTGATGGTATTTCTCGTTGGAATCAAGCTTTCCGGCATGCAATGTACTTGCTGAAGAATTCTGAATTTATTGTCCGCACTGTCAGTTTTGATGCCGATGTCGACGCTATCGCCTGTCAGGTTGGTGATGTGATTTTGGTTCAGCATGATTTGCCGAAATGGGGACGAGGTGGCCGAATTCTTGGCGGTACTATTGACAGGGTGCAGCTGGATCAAAAAGTCTTTTTAGAACCCGGGGTTAATTATGAAGTCCGAATCCGTGACAGTTTGAGCGATAAAATTGAAAATCGCGAGGTTTTGGGCGTAACCGAGGAGCTAGAAAGCGACTGGATTGACCTAAAAGACCCGCTTAGCTTTGAGCCATCGCCCTTAGATGATATTTATAGCTTTGGCGAGATTGATAAAAGTGCTAAACCTTTCCGAGTTATCAATATTCAGCGTACCCAAGATCAGATGCGAATGATTACGGCGATTGAGTACATTGAATCACTATACAACGAGAATTACGACTTCCCAATCATCGATTATGCCGATAGTGATAACCAAATTCGCAATCTTATTGCAACAACTTCTTTTTCTGAGGACGGCACCTATTGGCTTAATATTTCATGGACTCATCCGCGGACAGAAATCAGTAAAATTCGGATTTTTATTAACAGAAATCGCATTGCAGATGTAGATTCTACGGAATTTTTCTACTGTTGGGAGCCAACGGCTTGGGGCGATGTCGAAATTACTGTGGCGGCATTTAATAACTTGGGCATGGAGATTTCAAGCAGGACAATTACCTATACAATTTCTGACCCGCTACCGGAGTCGGTACCGAGCTTCTCGGTTTCCTTCGTGAATCAATCCAAGCAATTCATTTTCGATTGGATGACACCGGATAGTATTAACCCGATTGACGGATATGAGATTCGCAGGGGGCAAGCATGGTCGGCGGCTCAACCTATCAAAAGGATTGACGGTCGCAATATGATTCGAGATAGCTTTATTGCGGTTCGAGGTCGTTCGCAGTTTTGGATTTGTGCTTATAACCGTTATGGCTATAGCCCGACTCCAATTGCGTTTGAAATTGATGTAGCTCAGATGCCTGGTCAAGACATCATTGAGGCAGTTCCAGATTATGAAGAAACTGGCACGATTGAAGGCTATGGCGAATTGCTTAACGGCTCTTTAATTCAGTGGTCTGGTCTGACTGTTGGTTTTATCAAGAGCCACACTTGGGGCGAGCTCAAAGAAATGGATTGGATATCTGGCACTATGGGACCGGTTACAGCGACTGGCCAAATTGTTGATATCGGCAAAGCGGCTTCGATTATTGTGTGGGTTGATGAAATATGGGCGGTTATTCCGGATCAACCTAGTTTTTGGGAATATCAAGCGAGTTTTGATGGAATTAATTACTCAGATTGGCGACCTTTGCCGACTTCGGAAATCGAGGGGCGATACTTCATTTTTAGAGTAGCCATTCGAGGCATTAATCGCGGCGGGGTTCTCCGTAGCGCAAATCTTTTAATTGACGTTCCGGAAAACGAAGTGAAAATATCCGCAATGCAGATTCCAAAAGAAGGAATTTATATTAATTTCGTTCCGCAATTTGTCCGCAATCCGACCATTCAAATTACACCCAACAATGAGAGTTTGCTGGTCGAAAAGACTGAAATATCCGGTGCGGGGTGCTTTGTTCGGCTGTTAAAAGGCGAGTTGGTCGGAACGACCGAGAAAGAATATGCTCCAATACCAGTTGCTGGCGAGGCTGATATATTCGCCACAGGATTTTAAGGAAGGGGAATTTGAATGGCTTATAATAACAAACTTCCAAGCAATGATGCTCTGGGCTTGAATCTAATCGAGCAACTTTTCCAAAATGATGATGCCAATTTGATAGTCGATTACGACACGAAGCTCTCCGGCAATTATAGTCGGGGAACGTGTGTGTATTTCAATAGCAACAACGGTCAATGGAGCGTTTTGAATGGATTCAACCCAACTCAAAATACAATTTTTGGAGTTATGGAAACGGACGGTGCAAGTAATATCGGGCAAGTCCGAATTAGCGGAATCTATCAAGGGCAGGATATCCAAGCAAATAAACTCTATTATGCGGATGGCAACGGCAATCTGACTACAAATACTACCCCTACTCCAATAGGGCGATCAACCAGAGCAGGGGTGTTAGTTCTCCAGATTAATGGCGGTAGCGGTAGTGGCAGTTCAAGCGGTGGCGGCGGGAGTGCAGAAACCACTAAAAAATTGCTTGATTACAGCTTCATCCAAGACAAGCACCCATACAGGGCGTTTTTTAGAGGTATTCCTTCAACCACGAGTTCAACCACAGTAAGGCTCTTTGCTTTTATATCTGACACAACAATTACTGCCATTGCCAGCATTGTCAACATGGTCTTCGATGAGGCGGTCACTTTTAAAGTAAATGATGTGATTACTATTGATGATGAGCAACTGCTCATTACAGCGATTGCCGGAAATGCGGTGACTGTCACTCGTGGCTATAATGGCACGACCCCGACAGCACATAGTCCGGAATCAGCGACATCACCGATTCGGGCTTATAGTCAACCACTCATAGAAGTTCCTGTTACTCCGGTAGCTGGAGAGTATCAAATCATCCGGGGGGAATTTCAATTTGGTTTTAACGACCGAGGAAAATTCGTTGAAGCTCAATATGACAGCGTTGGTTATGTAGGGTGCTTGGGTGATCCGTTGAGAAATTATGGACGAGAACCGAGTGTGGTGATTTATGCCGTGCTGAGCGGAACAGTAAATACACCGTCTAATATAGAGAGTCAAGTATTTTATGTAAGAAACGGGGTTACAGTACGCCCTGCATATCCGGGACTATTGGTACACGCTACGGGGGCTGTTGTTATGAGCGGTACTGTTTCGGCAAATGCCCTGATTCCTGCGAACACATGGGGCAACGGTGGCGGCGCGGGAGGCCATAACAGCAACCAAGAAATAGCATCATACTCAGGCTTTTACGGAGCAATAAAAATTGTATCAAACGGCGAAACTCCCGATATTGACAAGCAAAACGCACTCTTGAAAGCTCACGGCGCATACCCTCTGATATGTGGGGCTAGTGGAACTGCGGGCTCTCTGGCGGCGGGCGCAGGCGGT